AATTTATAAATGGTCTAGCAACAAAGACAATTAACGTAACAGACATCATCCCACTATCGTTGGTAGCAACCATAGAAGCAGAAAATTTTAACATAGTTTATAGTATTGAAAATCAAAACCCTATTGCTTCATCCATTGACTCTATATCTATATATCCAGATGAAGAAACAGGATTTATCAATTTAGAAATATCAATTAAGGCTTTAGAATATAAAAATAATGCTTGGATACCGCTTGGATCATCTGAGGGAGATACTGGAACACGCATAACTCACTTGGATATTCGGGTGGTATAATTTATGGCGGTGATGTCAAGTGGCTTCTGAAAATATTGGTCCAATATACACAACCCAGATCCCAGGTTATGAGGATGCTGCGGATATTCAGGCTGCTTTACGTTTATATCATTACGGAACAACCACAGAGCCTGCACTGACAGATCCAATAGAGCCAAACTCTCTAGCAGGACATCTTGGTGCATTGGACACAAGATTAGACATAATTGAGACAGATCCAGCAAGGTCTGTTTTATCTAACAATGAACCATCTGGCCCACTATTAGTAAATGGTTATATTTGGGTAGATGGAGATTCGGTTACTGGTAATGCACCAACATATGGAACTGCAACATATTCTGCAAGTGCCCCGACAGAAGGCTTGACATCTGGCACATTGTGGGTAGATTCAGACTCATCACCATTAAAATTATATGTTTGGTCTGGAACTGAGTGGCGGGTGATTGGTGAATAATGTCAGAAGAAAAGACCAATCAAATTTTAAAAGAAAGAGCCATAGCAAAGTTAGTTGCTTTAGGGTTAACCGAAGCAGAGTTAAGGGCATTGGGGTTGACATCTGATGCCAATTAATAGTGATGGTAAGGTAGCATATATTTATAAAGATGGCACATGGTATGCCATCAGTGGTGCTATAAATACTAATGCTTCTTATACATGGACTGCTGCACAAACATTTTCTTCTCCAGTTACTTTTGAAGAAGTATTAACTGCCAAGGCAGGAATAAATAATTTTCAGTCACCAGAAACTAGAGATGCAGCAATTCCTTCTCCAGTCAATGGAACAGTTTGTTTTGTAAGACAAGAAACATTGGGCGGGGCAACAATAGGACAAATTCAGTATTATGATAACGGATGGAAAAATGCTCTTGGATACTCACTAGTTTCTTCAAAACTTGGATCTTATACTATTACTTCAACAGATGCTGGAAAAGTTATAACCGTTGATAGTTCTTCTGCTTCTGTAATTACCGTGCCAACAAATGCAGAATTAGCGTTATCAAATGGTTTTAAATTTGATGTAGTTAGACTTGGAACTGGAACGGTACAAGTTTCTTCATCAGCAACAATTTTAAGTAAAAATCCTGAAGGTGCATTTATTGACTCTAGATATGGAAGAGTTACTGTAGTAAAAATAGATACAAATACATGGGTGGCAAGTGGAGATATCTATGAAGGAGTTTCTATTACTCCTACTCCTACTCCAACTCCAACTCCAACTCCAACTCCAACTCCAACTCCAACTCCAACTCCAACTCCAACTACTCCTACACCGACACCGCCATTCTTCCCACCATCTTTTACTCCAACACCAACTCCAACTACTCCTACACCGACACCGCCATTCTTCCCACCATCTTTTCCTCCAACACCAACTACCCCTACACCAACTCCTACACAAATTACTCCTACAGAAACTCAATACACTAACTATTATGGATATTGTGATTTAAGCAATAATCCAGCAGGACCATTTGGACCATTTAATATTGATTGTGCTACGCTATATGCAACACAAGAATCAGCAAACGGTTATCCACCAATTGGATGGGTCTGCGGATCAACACCGTCTGCTGGAACTCCTACATGCCAGACAACACCAACACCAACACCAACTACCCCAACACCAACTTCACAAGGATACTTTGCATCATTCTGTAGTGGCGGACAATTATATTGCGAAGGCGGAACACAGTATGGCTCTGTTGGAGCACTAGAGTCGTGGATATTTGCAAATTACGAAAGTCCAACCAACTTTAATTATCAACTTGGATCGTGTCCAGATATACCAACAAATTGTGGAGGGTCTACGCCAACACCTACCCCAACCCCAACCCCAACTTCTACATGTAGTGAAGCAAATGCTTGGCTATACAATCAAGGACAATGTCTGGCATGCGGTTATGTATGGGCAGAACAGTTTGGAGAATGTTTAGGACCAGCAACTCCAACACCTACACCAACACAGGTTACTCCAACACCAACTACCCCAACACCAACTCCAACACAGGTAGGATCGCCATATTGGTATACAGGATGTTGTACAACCACAGGGTCTCAAGTAACTGGTACTAGCCAGACTAATTTTGGCGAAGCATACACACAAATGACAAATCAATGCTCTGGAACTGTAAATCAGCAACAGAGTGGTAATTATGGAACAGTTCCTGAACTAATGTGTGATATCCCACCAACACCAACACCAACACAGGCCACTCCAACACCTACACCAACACCAACTCCAGCAAGCACAGCAAGGTCTTCATTCTGCAGTGATGGTGTATGTTCTACATATGTAGGTGGGTCAACCTGTGGAGCAAATCAATCATTTGTTAATGCAAACTTCACCAATGTAACTAACTATACTTGCGTAGTTGGAACTACAACACCTGACTGTCCAAACTGTACACCAACACCAACACCAACACCAACACCAACACCAACACCAACACCAACACCAACACCAACACCTACACCTACACCAACTCCAACACCCACACCAACTCCAACACCAACTCCAACTCCAGCAAGCACAGCAAGGTCTTCATTCTGCAGTGATGGGCAGTGCTTTACTTATGTAGGCGGAACAACCTGTGGATCAAACCAATCCTTTGTATTAGCAAATTATGACAATGTAACAAACTACAACTGCGTAGTTGGAACTACAACACCTGACTGTCCAAACTGTACACCAACCCCAACACCAACACCAACACCTGTTCCACCTTACTTCCCATTCTTCCCATTCTTCCCACCTTCATTCCCATTCTTCCCAGCATTTACACCAACGCCATCGCCAACTCCAACTCCAACTCCAACTCCGACACCAACTCCAACTCCGACACCAACTCCAACTCCGACACCAACTCCAACATCTTATTTCCCTGACATTCCACCAACCCCAACACCAACTCCAACTCCAACACCTACGCCGACACCAGCAAATCAATGTGCTGCCTGCCCACAATATACAGCATCATCGACGGCATGCGGTAACTGTACATTCTGTGTAAATGATGGTGGATTCTGGACTGGAAGTTCATGTGTTTACTAATTACAATTGATTATGGTATACTTTATTTAAAGGGAGGTAGTTATGTCAATTAAAAAGTTTGCAGGAATTGTTGAAGGAGATATTTTTACAATATTTGCAGTTGATAGTGAGTTTCAGGGAGAAAATGGCGAAGCAGGAGAAAGAATAATTGCTGGACTTAATTCTCAGCCAATATTTGTTGAAATTCCATCTGATCTAAATGTTAGTTTAGGTTGGAAATGGGATGGAACTAATTTTGTAGAAGGGTAATTTTTCATGAGCGAAAAATCCGCTTGGCAAAAATATAAAGAAAATTTAGGAGATACTAGGCCATGGGACTTAGTCAATCCAAAAACTGAGTGGGCATCTGCAGAGGTAGCCGAAGAAAGATATTCTATTTGCAAGCAGTGTCCTGAACTAATTAAGTTAACAAAACAATGTAAGAAGTGTGGCTGTTTTATGTCTGCCAAAACAAAACTACAAGGTGCAGTATGTCCTTTAGGAAAGTGGTAATATGATAAAGAATGAGATTGCTCCAGGAATTATAATTTACGATAATGTAATTAAAGATGCAGATACTTTAGTGAATGATATAGAAGAGGGTTTACAGTCTGCTGGAATACAGTGGAGTCTTGCTGGAGTTTATTCTGGCAGGAAAGAAAATGGAGATGTAGAGCAGACAGATCAAACAAAAAGAGATACGTTAAAAATTGGAGTTAAGTATTCTGATCAAATAATTAATGATGACGCAAGTTTTGCTGATGCTTTTCAAAATAGTTTATCTAATATGTTTTTAGAAAGTTTTGGTCCAATAGAAAACGATTATAAAAATCATTATGGAATATATACAACGTGGCACGACGTTTATGGAATTTTAAAATATGGAGTTGGTCAAAAGTTTGTTAATCATATAGACGATCATCCAGAGTATCACAGAAGAATGTCTACTCTTTATTATATAAATGATAACTATACAGGCGGAGAACTTGTTTTTCCAAGGTTTAATATTACATTAAAACCAAAGGCAAACCAAATGGTTATTTTTCCATCAACTTATGTTTATAATCATTCTGTACTTCCAGTACAAGAAGGAATAAGATATTCTGTTGTGAGTTGGTTAAGATAATGAAGACTGCTTTAGTTTTTGGTGCAGGCGGTTTTATAGGATCCCACATGGTCAAAAGACTTAAGTCGGAAGGATACTGGGTTCGTGGAGTTGATATAAAAAATCCAGAGTTTTCTGATACAAAAGCAGATGAGTTTATAATTAGAGATCTTTCTGAATATTCTAATATGGAAAAAGTGATTCAATTTAAAGGATATCAAGGAAATTTTTATGTAGACTTGGCACCAAAGTTTATAGATACTTTTGATGAGATATATCAGTTTGCTGCAGATATGGGCGGAGCAGGATATATTTTTACAGGTGAAAATGATGCAAACATAATGGAAAATTCTGCATTGATTAATCTTAACTTATTAAGAGCACAACTAAGATTAAATCAAAAAAATAATGTAAACAAAACAAAAATTTTTTACAGTAGTTCTGCATGTATGTATCCCTCCCATATTCAAGAGTCTACAGACAATCCTGGACTTAAAGAATCAGATGCATACCCAGCAAATCCTGACAGCGAGTACGGATGGGAAAAATTATTTAGCGAGAGACTGTTCTTAGCATTTAACAAAAACTATAATATTCCAGTTGCAGTTGCAAGATACCATAATATCTATGGCCCAGAAGGAACATGGAATGGCGGTAGAGAAAAGGCTCCTGCAGCAATATGTAGAAAAGTTATTACTGGAATAGACTCTATTGAAATTTGGGGGGATGGAGAACAAACCCGTTCATTTTTATATATAGACGAATGCATAGAAGCAACAAGAAGACTGATGCAGTCTGATTTTACTGGTCCAGTTAATATTGGCTCAGAAGAAATGGTAACTATAAATGAACTTGTTGATATTGCCTCATCTGTTGAAAGCAAGTCTTTAAATAAAAAGCATGTAGATGGTCCGACTGGTGTTCGTGGCAGAAACTCAAATAACGATCTAGTTAGAGAAAAACTTCAATGGGACTATTCTATATTATTAAAAGACGGTATTACAAAAACATATAATTGGATAAAGACTAAGATATAATTAGTTTATGAGTTTTATCCTCCTATCCCATTGGCATGGCAGGTTTGGTAACAGAATGCATCAATATGCCTACGGAGCAACGTATTCTAGAATAACTGGAACTAAGTTTTTGTTGCCGTCTGATTGGGAAGGTAGTAGGCTATTC